GAACTGGTCAAACGCCTCTCTGGATTCCGAGTCGGAGCATCCGCCGGGGAACTGGATTTTCCCGAGCGGGCCACCTGCTCGGAACTCGATCTTTGCATCCGCCTCAAAGCGGTGCGCAGATTGGACGCGCCAAGTCTCTCTAACGTAGAGCACGTCGTTGAACCAGAACTTCGGCTTCACGGTTTCCGCCCAGTCGCAGAAGATACCGCCGACACCGTTGTTCCCACACATCAGGTCGAACGTCTGGTTCTCTTCATCACAGTCGAGGACAAACCGTGCGCCCTCAGGCTGCGGGAGAACTACGCGCCGTGTCTCTGTCTTTTCGCCGGCCATGATTTTCTGCACCATCTTTGTGTTGAACAGGATCGGTTTCAGTTTCGCCACTTGCTATCCCTCCTTCTTGTAAAGCGGGTCATCCTTACCGAGCACGGGGTAATCTACCTGCCCGCCTTTTTTGATGACAACCCGATATTTTTTGTTGATCCCCCGCCGCGCCCGATTTGCCAAAGCGTAGAAGCTGTCAATGCTGGCGCATCCGAGGGCTTTTCGACACTCAGCCGCGTTGCCTCTGGTCAGCAGCTCGCCGCTGTATCGGTCGTAGATTTCGTAGTAATTCATCGCTCCACCTTCTCAATGCCGTCCATCGGCACCAGCCGCTTCTTGTTTTCAGCGTAGTAGACGATGGCAAACGGTTTCGGATTGATTGAGCTGCATTGGAAGCCGCTTCTTCCATACGGAGGTTCGTTCCATTCGCAGAACAATTCCGTGCAGAGCCATGTCACGCCGACGAAGACTCCGGTGAACAAAGCCGTTTTCGTGACGAACTTCTCGCAGGACTCGTAATCTTCAATTTCTTTTCCCTCCGTTGCGCCCTTCTCCCACAGAAGCGCCATTCCGAAATCGCTGTTGTCAATCTCGAAGTGATTACCGCTTGGCCTGATGTACGCGCTGCATGATACTCGATCTCCGAGCCGCAGCTTCGGCATTTCAGTCGTACTCGTAGTCACCCAGCTTCACCTCCATTTCGCAGTCGGGGCATTCGACGTAGCCCCAGTCATCACCCCAGCACTCAGGGACATCGAGTTCTCGCCACGGAACCGTGACTTCTCTGCCACAGTGCGGGCAAGTAAATGTGACCGATACCGGCTTCACGTCGATGTGGAAGCCTACTGCTTTGCTCATGGCCGCGCCTCCTTTCTTTGCGGTATTTTGAATTAGCCAAGCGGCAACCAGAGGGTAGAGCAAGGCTCTACATCCTCTGGAGCATCACGCAATGATGAAAGTATTGCCGCCCTCGGCTGGAATCGCTCTATTCGGGTCTTACAGCGGCTTTCTGATCTTGACGATGCGGGTAACAACATCTGTGACGCCCCCGGCTCCAGCTTGATCGTCTGAGCATACACGCTGTCGAGGAAGTCTCTGAACTCTACGGACTTCTTATCGCTGCGGAAGAACGTGCTCTCGCACATGATGGCAACCAGAACGCCGCCGGCATCCAGCAGATCGTAGGCGTGACGCACATGGTCGATGTCCTGATGGCGCGTAAAGGGCGGGTTCATCACGACGCGGTTGATAGTGCCGATTTCCTTCTTCGTCACGTCCAGAAAATCGCGGTAGTTCACGCCATAGGGCTTCTCGGACAGATACCGCTTCATGTCGGTGTTCAGCTCGATACAGCACATACCGGCGGGCAAATGCTCCCAAATGACATCCGCCAGTTGGCCGTTGCCGCAGGACGGCTCCAGTACCTCGGATGCGCTGTCGATTTCGGCCATCTCGCACATTCGCTCGGCGACGGCGCGAGGCGTCGGGAAGAACTGATACTCTCGCTTCAGGTCTTTCACTTCCTGCGTGAGCAGGACGTTCTCCAGCATCTCCGCCACATCGTCATCCTCGGCGAAGACGTGGGCTTTTGCCTTTCGGTTCCACTTGCCGCCCATGTTCTCCAGAACCTTGTTGACCTCCGTGTAAGTCTTGCGGTCAAGCTGAACACTCGGCAGGTAAAGCAGGTTGCCGTCCGCTCTGCACTCGCCCAGCACATTCAGCACATTCTCAGGAATTTTTGCCATTTGTTTCGTCCTCCTTATTTTCCACCGGCCGTGCTCCAATGAACTCCTCGGCCAGTTGTTGATACTCTTCTGGCGTGATATATCCACGCCGCTTCTGCTGCTTCCAGTAGGCCATGATCTCGTCGTACCGAGTCTTCAGCGAAGCGTATCGGCCATAGGCACCGTTCAACTCGTGGCAGACCCGCTCCAGCTCAATTCGCTTCTCTGCGAAATTCTCGGCCAGTTCCAAGCTCGGCGCCCGCCCAAGCCTCGCAGACCCACAGGCGCAACACATCTTCGGGGCTATGCCCTGCACGGCAAAGGCAGCTCCGCAGTCAAGGCATATCCACTTTTGCTGCCGTCCTCTTGCCATTCAGGCTACCTCCTATCACACAGGTTTTTTCCACCGGCATCCGCGGCAGGCTCCTTCGTGTTCCTGCTTGTACTTACCGCACATATAGCACAGTTCATTGACGGCCGTGCGGTATTCCCGTTCCAGCTTGCGGACCTCGGCAGGCTCCCGGTTGGTGTCTTCGTAGTCGGCCAGCCGGTAGAACACGGCTTCGACCGTCGTGCCGGTCGGCTGAGATACCGTGCCGTCGCTGTTTCGTATCGTCAGGCGCTCCATCGTCATGCCTCCTGATACCGGATGGGCCGCTCGCCGCGCTCGTCGAAGTCAAGGCAGGCTTTTTTCGACTGACAGCAATAAAGCGGCGTCCCAGCTCGCGGATAGTGCTTGTTCTTGCGAACCTCGCAGATGCCTGACGCTTTCATAGGCTCTCTGAGGAAGTGGTGGCACTGGCCGCAACATTGGCCGAGGCTTTCGGGTCTGACCTTCAGCCGTCCTTCTTTCTCCGCTTTGAGCAGGTCGAGAACGTGCTGAAGGCTCATGCCGTCTCGGATCAGCTCGTCCTCAAACTTCCTGTACTCCGCGCAGGCTTCAGCCGGGATGTTCGCATCCTCGTACATTCTCAACACTCCGAGCGCCTTTTCAACCGTTTTGATCTCCTCGGGCTCGAAGCAAAAGTCCTGCTCATTGATGATGTCTTGCAGTTTCTTCGCGTATTTCTCCATCTTTACGCCTCCATCTGTTCAATTTGAGCGCACAGTTCGTCCGTTACGTCATTGCCATAGCTGAGCTCTTCGTAACCACTGCCGCCACCATCGCTCAATTTCTCCACGTCTATCCCGTTCCGTTCCAACCAGAGTCCCACTTCACGGTCAAGATTGCTGGCCATTCCTGCGTAGAGTGCAATCCGGTGCATCTTCTCGCGGATATACTTCGGCACTTTCATTCCGTCTCTTCGCGCTCCTCTCAATCGCAGTCCACATATCCTTTGCTGAAGACGTGCTCCTGAGCGCCGCCCTCACCGTAGTTGTAACAAATCAACGCTTTGTGCCAGTCCCCGTACTTCCCGTACAGGTCGCTCAGGATGAACACGCCAGAGCGGATATTCTGGTACGGGTCGGTCAGATCCGTGACTCCGATTTTCTCAGCCAGCCACGCAGAGTTGATGCTGTTGATCTGCATATAGCCGTAGCAACTGCCGTTCGAGGCCGTGGCCGTAAACGAGCTCTCGGCCTGAATAACACCCAGAGCCACGCTCTGAGGGACGCCGTATTCTTCGCAGACCGTAATCAGGTGGCACTGCAGGTCGAAGTCCAGCGGGATTTCCTCGTGCAGATAGCCTTGCTCCAGCAGAGCGGCCTCGATTTTCTCGTTCTCGTCCTCTTCCTCGACGGGTTCCGGTTCCTGAACAGGCTCGGCCGTCATCTGGACGGGCTGGTATGTACTGTCGTGCTCTGCAACCAGCAGAACCGGCTCAGCCTGCAACGCGGGCGGCTGCGGTGTTTGTTCAGGCACCGTTTCGGCCGCCCCCCCTGTCAGGGCTACGATGCTGGCCGTGGTCAGCGTCAGCACGGCCGCTGTGGTCGCCAGCTTGATTCGCAAGATGCGGCGGCGTATTCTTCGCCGTTCCATTCGGGTCATGATGCTTTGTCCTCCTTCGTTTTCTCAGGTGTCGCGCAGAACGGGGCCAGATCCAACGGTTTCATCCGCCGAATAGCCTCCGCAAGCTCCTGTGGGCTTTTGATGCCATACTCTTCCGCGAGTATAGCCATCAGACTACTTTGTTCCATGAGCATCACCATCTTCGTGCAGAGCCATCTCGCCGATGGTCTTCAACTCGCTCACGGTCTTTGCCAAATCATCGAGGTAGGCCAAAACCTCTTGAAGCGCCGGCTTCTCGTCTTCGGTGATTTTCCCGTCTGCCGCGATGTCAAGGAGCGTGTCCTTGACATCTCCGAGCTTTTCGGTCTTCAGGCTTTTCAGCAGCTTGACCGTCACGCGGTCGATGCCGACCACTTCATCGGAGAGCGAATGCCTGCATCCAATCGGGCACTCGTTCAGGCAGTAGTGGTTCAGCAGCCACGGGGCGTTGTACCTGTCAGCCATGAGCACCGCCTTGTCAACCGGCATGAACTTTGTGTTCCCCAGCTCCGCATCTGCCAGCGAAGACACCGACATTCCGAGCTGCTCAGCCGCGCTCTCACGGCTACATAGCCTGTCGTCATATTCAGCAGCCTTTTTTCTGGCTTGATACCACGGATTTCCCGCCGCTTTCGTAGCGTCACGTCCCATTTTTTCTGAGCCTCCAATCGCCTATAATTACCGTAGTGGCAAGAGAAATTATCCAAGCGGCTAATCATCGGGCAAAAAAATATACACCGACACCGATGATGGCCTCGATTAACCAGTTGGCAACTTGCCGTCGAAGAAAAAGTCGTTCACCTGCGCATTGTTCAACGTGAGCAGGCTGGCGACCTCCGGGACTTCGTCCAAGGTAAACTCTACTTCGCCTCTCTCTTTTCTCCCGTAGGAGACTTCCGTGAGGCCGAGCTTCTCTGCCATGTACTTCTGCGTAAATCCAAGCCTTGCACGGGCTCCCTTGATTTCGAGTGGTTTCATAATGTTCACCCCTTTCTGCCTATCTTTTTTTGAAGATAATTAACTGATGTGATTATTATAATTATCCACGCGGCTAATGTCAATAGTTTTTTGCAGTTTTCTCGCAAAAAATGTTTGCGATTTCACTCAAAGAGCTTTACAATGGCTAATACGAACAATCACGCTGGCAAAGGAGAAACATCATGGAACTCGAACTCGATTTTACCGCCTTCAAGAAGAACCTGCGCGACCTGATTGAAAGCAGGGGTCTCTATTCAAAGGACATCGCCGCGGAGATCAACGTCTCGACGCCCACCCTGTCGAGATACCTTCAGGGCGTCCGTGAGCCTGAACTCAAGTACGTCGTTCGGCTCGCCCGCTACTTCGGCGTTTCCGTTGACTGGCTGCTGGGCCTCAGCAATGACCGCTACGAGGCGCTCCCCGCAGAAGTCCGCGAGTTTGCCACTCTGTACGCTCTGGCCTCGCCCGATGACCGTACCATCGTCGAGACCGTACTCAAAAAATATCGAGAGGAGAACTAACCATGATCTTCGGCAAAGACTTGGGACGTTCTGCCTTCTTTGCCGAAATCGGCTCGGAGGTCGAACGTCTGGACAACATCCCCAGCGATTACAAGAACCTCGTCTGCATCGGGCAAGGCATCAGCCTCACCGATACTGTGGGGCGCGAGTATCACATTGACCTGTTCATCTCGCCCACCGGCCGCGTCGCCGTCAGGCTGCCCCTCCCCCTTGCCGGTGCTTCACCGACTGACGCCGACCCAAAGCATCTGCGCCGCGTCGCCTCCATCGTGAGGGCGTGGAACGCGGAGCAGCTCAACGAGGTCTGCGCCGACCATTTCTACCGCGCTGAAGGACAGGCTGCCGACATCATCGACGTCCTTGTTCGCGCCGGCCTTGCGGGTTTCTCCGACAAAGGCAACATCAGCAAGGCTCTCGTCGCAACGCTGGCCGACGGCGAATTGCTCTTCGAGGTCATCGACTCAGCCTCCGCGCACAAGGTCTTTACCAGCCGCGAACTCATTGACCGCTTCTCTGCCGCAAAAGGCGTTGACCCCGACGACGTGACCGAGTTCATCGGCGCTCTCGAAGTCATGGATGGTTTCAGCGCCGTCTCCATCGGCCGTGAGATCATCGTTCAGTATGCTCCGCTCGGAGATGGCCGCCCGTACCAGCTCTTCAAGTTCACCATCGGGCAGCATCGCTCGGACGTGGTGGCCGAGCCCCGTGTCACCCGGCACCAGCTCCAAAGCAACGGGCGAGATCCCACCGAGGCCAACAGCTTCTTCGAGGCTCTCATTCCCTATGCGGACACAGCCTCCATGAAGCCCGCACCTGATGGCTCCATCAGTGTCTTGCCCCTCAGCATTGACGCCCTAATGGATGGCACGATGGGGCTTGTAGCAGCGGCCAGAGGCTTCGCAAAAACAGTCTCGCAATAAAAACACATACGGGGCATCGCGGTAGCGGTGCCCCAAAACTATATCTGACGGTTACGTTACGTTTACGGTATAGGTTACGGTTACGGTATGGTTACGGTTATACTCGGAACGTCCGTGGATTTTTGGTCGGACGTTCCTATGGAATATCCCGAAAAAAGGAGGACTTCGTATGGCTTCTCGCATCGCCGAGAAACTGGCCGCCAAGAAAGCGGCCATCTACATTCGCGTCTCTACTCACTGGCAGGTCGATAAGGACTCCCTCAAGGTGCAGCGCCGCGAGCTGATTGCCTATGTCACGCTGGTTCTGGGCATCACCGACTACGTCGTGTTTGAAGACCCCGGCTACTCAGCCAAAAACACCGACCGCCCCGAATATCAGGCCATGATGGATCGCATCCGCACTGGCGAGTTTACCCACCTCGTCGTCTGGAAGATCGACCGCATCAGTCGCAATCTGATTGACTTCGCCACCATGCACGATGAACTGCAGTCCCTCGGTGTCACCTTCGTCTCCAAGAACGAACAGTTCGACACCTCCTCCGCCATCGGTGAGGCCATGATGCGCATTATCCTGATCTTCGCCGAACTGGAGCGCAAGACCACCGCCGAGCGCGTCACGGCCGTCATGCTCTCCCGTGCCTCAGACGGTCAATGGAATGGTGGCCGTGTCCCCTTCGGCTATTCGTGGTCGAAGGAAACAAAGACATTCTCCATCGTCCCCGAGGAGGCCAAGGCCATCCGCCGCATGGCCGAACTGTACGAGCAGTACCAGTCCTTGCTCTATGTCGCCAAGTACCTCAACGACGCCGGTATCGTCACGAAGACGGGCGGCCAATGGACGCCAACCACGGTGCGCACCATCCTGACGAACCAGTGGTACATCGGCCAGTACGTCTACAATGTCCATTCCGACGGCAAGGGCATCGAGAAGCGCGACTCTGACGAATGGATCACCGTCGAGAACCACCACGAACCCATTCTGAACGAAGATGTATTCTGCCGCATGAAGTTCCTGCTGACTCGGAACAAGCGCGGCGGCGTTCCCTCTCACAAAACATACGTCAGGAAGAACATCCACATCTTCGCTGGTCTGCTCCGCTGCGGCCAGTGCGGCTCCAACATGACAGCCAACCTCGACCGGCGGCGGGCAAACGGCTTCCGTCCCTCGCAATATGCCTGCGGCAGTCGGCGGCGCAAAGGAACCTCCTGCACCAACAAGTACATCTCCGATACCACGCTCGGCCCGTTCGTCCTGAACTACGTCGCCAACATCATCAGGGCCTCCAAGAACTCCTCTGAGGCCACGACGCCCGAGGTTCTGGAGCGTAAGCTGCTCCGCGGCGAAGCGTTCGAGGACGTGGCCTCCGTCAGCACCGACGCTCTGGGCCAGCTTCTCGATGCGTTCCGTTCTGCCGGCGACGCCGTGGAGTACCGCCCGCAAATCGCCTTCTCCGGTGATGACAACTCCATCCGTGAAATTGACACCCTCCGCGCTCGGCGCCGCAAGCTCGACAACGCCCTCGCCAGATTGAACGCCCTGTACCTCTACGACGACGAAGCCATGCCAGAGAAAGACTTCGTCATGCAGCGCGGCCAGATCACCAAACAGCTCGAAGAAGTCAACGCCCGCATCGAGGAACTGCAGAATCAAGAGTCCAGTGAGGAACTGGGCGACGACTTCATCGGCAAGGCCAGCTACTACATCATGGCGAACAAGCTGATTGAAGACCGCTACATCGACTACGAGAAGTACATCCGCGCCATCGACCCCTCCATCCCGCGCAGCTTCCTCCAGCAGATCATCGACCACATCGTCGTGAACGACGGCCGCGTCATCTCCATCACCTTCAAGAACGGATCGACCCACACGTTCACCTACAAGACATGAGAAAAGCCCCGGCCTCATATACTGAGGTCGGGGCCAACTTATGCAGTCTATGCAGCATCGCCGCAACATTATGCGCCAAAAAAGTTGTTCAATTTTATGAGCATCCCCTCAAAGCTAACGATGCGTGATGCTTTTCGGTTATCCACGCGGCTTTTTCGGCTTTTTGCGCCGGTTAAGCCATTTTCCCCGAAAACCCTTATTTTTCGGGCTTTTCGCCGTTTTCGGCCTTTGAGGGCATCACGTCTCCAATGAACATCGCATCGCCAAAACTAAAAAATCTATAACGTTCTTTTACCGCCTCTTCGTAGGCATGCAGTACGTGCTCGCGGCCCGCGAGCGCCGAGACCAGCATGATGAGCGTGGACTGCGGCAGGTGGAAATTCGTCACGAGTGCATCCATCACCTTGAAGCGGTAGCCCGGGTAGATGTAGATGCTCGTCCAGCCTGCGGACGGCTCCATGTGTCCGTCCTCCTGTGCCCAGCTCTCGAGCGTGCGGCACGACGTTGTACCGACGCAGATCACGCGTCCGCCGCGCGCCTTCGTCTCGTTGATAAGCGTCGCCGTCTCAGGCGGGATAACGCAGTATTCGCTGTGCATATCGTGCTGCTCGATGTCGTCCTCCTTGACAGGACGGAACGTACCGAGGCCGACATGCAGCGTCACATAGCCGATGTTCACGCCCTTTTCCTGAATTTTTTCCAGCAGCTCCGGCGTGAAGTGCAGGCCCGCCGTCGGCGCGGCAGCGCTGCCGTTGACCTTGGAATAGACGGTCTGGTAGCGCTCCTGATCCTGCAATTCCTCCTTGATGTAAGGCGGCAGCGGCATCTTGCCAAGGTGTTCGAGCACCTCAAGGAAAATACCCTCAAAGTCGAATTTCACCATGCGGTTGCCGTCAGGTAACACGTCCACGACCTCCGCTTTGAGCTCGCCGTTGCCGAACTGCATCTTTGCGCCCTTGCGCAGGTGCTTGCCCGGCCGCACGATGCACTCCCATGTTTTGTTGCCGCGGTCGATGAGCAGAAGCACCTCGCACGCGCCGCCGCCCGGTAGGCGCTGGCCCAAAAGGCGCGCCGGCAGCACGCGGGAATTGTTCAAGATCAGGCAGTCGCCGGGGTTCAAAAAGTCCGGCAGCTCATAAAAATGGTGGTGTGAGAGCTCACCCGTCTCCTTGTCAAGGCACATCAGGCGCGATTCGTCGCGCTTTTCGAGCGGCGTCTGCGCGATCAGCTCCTCGGGCAGGTAATAATCAAAATCTTTTGTCTTCATGTCGTTTCTCTTCCCTCATCGGATGCTGACATCCGTGTAGTAAAACTGCAGAATATCGCGGTAGGAATAGCCGAGGTTCGCCATCGAGTACGCGCCCCACTGGCTCATGCCGACATTATGTCCGTAACCGCTGCCGGAGATCACAAAACTACCGCTCCCCGACGTTGTCGTCCGCTGCTCAAGCTGCGATGTGCCGCTCGACGTGATGACGTACACGTTGCCGGACAGCGCCGAGTTCTTTCCGCTGCTATCGACTGCACTGGCCGCGCTCAGAGCGACGCTCTCGCCCGTGTCATTCACGCTGTAAGCGTTCTCGCTCCCGCCGCCGCTGATCGTAAAGCGCTGGCTGCGCAGATTCAGCAGCGACCGGCAGGCCTCGCGCGAAACGGTCTTGCTGCCGCTCGTACCGGTAAAGGTGACGGAATAGACGTTACCTGTGTCGGTATAGGCCGAGACATAGGCGTTTTTCACCGTGCCGATGCCATAGCCGCGGTTGTTGAGAAGCGTTGTGAGTTCCGACGCGGTAAACGTCGTCGACCAGTTGTACTGTGGGATGATCGAGGCGATATTGCCCTCATAGGGGTCGATCTTGCCCTTGAGATAGCCGACGTCATTGCCCCAGATGTTCAGGCTGTCCTCGCTCGCGCCGCCGTTGCTTGAATAATACACAGCCTCCTGCACGAGTCTTCCGCTGTAGTAGAGGAACTCCCCCGCAGTCCGGTCGACCGCAGCATCGGAATTCGCACCGCTCGCCGCCGTGCCCTGATAGACCTGACAGTGCGTCGTCGCGCAGATGTCAAAGCCCTGCGCGCGATGCTTCGTCTGACAGACCGCGTAGGTACGCGCACAGACCGCCTGCGCCTTGAGCGCCTCGACCGGCCAGTCCTTGCTCATTTCCCAGGGAATGACGCATTTGACATAGTCCTCGAGATCCACCACGTTGATGACATTGATGTTCCCGCCGCTCGCGCGCTGGTATTCAAAGCCGCCGTAGTAGCGGTAGCCGCGGAACCACGTGACCGTCTTTTCACGCGTCTCGATCGGCAGGATGCCGAGGTTTTCGCTCCCACCGCAGTCGAATTCAAAGAGGATCGTATCCGATCCTGTCACAATGACCGTCACGCCCGTGCTGCTGCCGCCGACGGCAGTGCCGCCGTATTGGGCTGCCGCGGACCGTGCCGCACTCAGGCTCGTGTAGCTGCCAGCGCGCGCATAGAACGTGCCATCCTCGTAGGCAGCGAAGCCGCCGCTGTACTGCGCCGCTGTGCGCGACGCGTCGTCGTAATCGTAAAACGTGCCGGAAAGCTGCACATGATAGGTCGTATCCGTCGTCACCGTGATCTTTTCATACAACTGCGGCAGTGCGCCCAGCTCTTCAAAGCTGCCGTCCGCGTCAAAATACCCCAGCGCGTAGCCGCCGAAGGCCGAATAATTCTGAAGGTTCGCCGCGCTCATCGCGTCCGAGCCGTACTTGAGCCCCACGCGGAGCGTCTCACCGTCCGTTGCCTGCGCGAGCGTGCACAGTGAAAGGCACAGCAGACAGGAAAGCAGGAACGTTCTGCACCATTTTTTCATAGTATCCTCCACAGCCAGTTTTGCAGAAGCGATCGCTCTGCGCCCGGCTGAACATATCCATATGAAACGTATTTTACATTATACGACAGTTTCCCTCTGCTTTCAAGCAAAACTGTATCTCTTTTTGGCCGCCGCTCCCCCCTACCGTTTTGGCGGTCAAGCGTCATGGAAAGGAGTCTTTTTATGAAACCCTGCGTCTTTACCGGCAGCGCCGTCGCTATCGTCACACCGTTTTGCGGCGACGGTGTCGATCTCGAAGCCTTCGACCGTCTCATCGAGCGCCAGATCCAAGGCGGCACCGACGCCATCGTCGTCTGCGGCACAACCGGCGAGGCCGCGACGCTGAGCTACAATGAGCGCATGGCGCTCATTGAGCGCTGCGTGCGCACCGTCGACCGCCGCGTGCCTGTCATCGCGGGCAGCGGCACGAACAGCACCGCGTCCTCCATTGCGCTCTCCAAAGCCGCGCAAAGCGCGGGCGTCGACGCGCTGCTCACCGTCACGCCGTACTACAACAAAGCCTCGCAGAGCGGCCTTGTGCAGCATTTTTCCGCCATCGCTGACGCGGTCGATGTTCCCGTCATCCTCTACAATGTCCCCGCGCGCACAGGCGTCGGCTGCACGGCGCAGACCTATCAAGCACTCGCCAAGCATCCGAACATTGCCGGTGTCAAGGAGGCGAGTGACAATTTCGATCTTATTCAGGATACCCTCAACCTCTGCCCGCCGGGCTTCACCGTCTGGAGCGGCAACGACGGCTCCACCGCCGCCATCATGGCTCTTGGCGGCAAGGGCGTCATCTCCGTCGCCGCAAATGTCGTCCCGCGCGAAATGCACGAGCTGACGCAGCTCTGCCTTGAAAATCGCTTCTTGGAGGCAGGCACGCTTCAGCTCAAGCTGCACGAGCTGATCCGTGCGCTGTTTTGCGAGGTCAACCCCATCCCCGTCAAGGCCGCCATGGAGCTCTTGGGCCTGTGCAGCGGCGAATTGCGGCTGCCGCTGTGCCGCATTTCCGAGCGTCATTTGGAACAGCTATCCAGTGCGCTAAAGCCGTTCCGAGCCTCGGTATAAGTGGTTCTTATTTCTCGTTTATGCAATATTCATCGTGTATTCATTTTGTATTCACGTAATATTCATTGCGGTATTCATCAAATGTTTACTGTATTCATTCTACCGTTTTGCTTTGTGCATTCAGTCAAAAAGCAGGACTCTGCGCTGAAAATGCGCAGAGCCCTGTTTCACTTTTTCGTTTACGTTTTGTAATCAGCCTTGCTTACGCCTTCACGCGGTGGAAAACCTTCTTACCCTTGCGGACGATGACGCCCTCGCCCTCAAAACGTTCACGCGCAAGGCTCTCGTCGATGGAGGCGACCTTCACATCATCGATCGTCACACCGCCCTGCTGGACCAAACGGCGCGCCTCACCGCGGGACGGGCACAGGCCGGTCGCGACCAGCAT